AGGTTGTTGTTTCCGTAGCTCTCACCCGGATTATACAGCACCAGTTCGTAGTCGATATCAGTATCGACTTCCCACCAGACATCACCCTTCTTGGCTTCAGGCTTTTTCAGAGCCGAACCAGAAGTGGAAGCCATGGCTGCCCACTTGATCATGATATCATAGTTGATCGCAGCAGAGCCTTTGGCTGAGACACGAATGCTCGAATTTTGAGTGCTCGGTAGGTTGGGCCTCGTTGGTTCTGGTCCTACAGATCCACCGTTGATCCAAGCTTTCCAGATCTCAACCTTCTGCGTGTAGTCTGCCATCCTGTCTTGATAGGAACCAATATCCGAAGGGATCTGGTTATCAGCTACTCCTTTGAAGAAGTCCCAGAGATAACTCTGAGCAGCATTCTCCTTGGTGTTCAGAGAAGCTCCAAACACGACATAAGCATAGTCGATATCCTTGAGCGATTTGTTCTTGGCTAGGTTGTCTACTAGCTCATCGAACTTACCACTCATGGACTTCTTAACAGCAGTCTTACCCAGAGAGTAGATCTCTGGAAAGTTGACTGGAAGACTGGCAACAGGATGTTGTGCTTTCACATCCTTGAAAGCTTGGTCTATCTCTTCCTGAGTAGCATCCTCAGGCAAGGTTGAGATATCCCACTGATCCTTATCCGGTCCAACGAACTTGTTGTCGATCCGGAGAGGAATGATGGGAAAGAAGAAATCGTCCTGTTCCTGCTCATCAATCAAGGCATCGAGAGCAAGATTGCCCGATCCAACCTTATAGATGAAGATACTCAGTTCTGAGTAGATGTACTCATCATAAGCAGGTGTTACCTCCCCAGTGATAGGGTCGGTCTTCTCATCATGATGAACGGTATGGTTAAGCGTATAGGCTGCATACACATAGGATGCTGCTGGATCATAATTGGCTGGTATGAAGTTTTCCGTGTTGCCGTTAGGCAACATGATGTAGATCCTACCATTCAGATCATCGATATCTGAAGTCCAGTCCTGATCGAAAATATCCTTATGGTTCTCCAGCATATACTGGTCAGCCCACCAGTCTGGATCCAAAGGGCCTGCATCTGCTCCTTGGATCCAAACAGTCTCATTGGCTGCATGAGGGATTTGCTGACGAAGCACGTTGACAGCGACGTTAGAGCTACCAAGCATACTGCTGGCTGTGCCCATGACATCACTGTAGCTTCCTTGGCTCCAACGTCCAAAGGATCGTAGCTTTACGCCAGCACCCTTCATGTAGCCATTCTGGAGGGTTTCAGCGACATCGAACTTGGTGTTGGTAATCACATTACCAACGACCAAGCTCTTCAGGAAGTTAGGACGATCCTTCTCGTCCCCAGCAAGGTTGTAGACGGTCGAACTGACATAAGTCTTCTTGCCGCCAAACAACCCCATTATGCTATTCCGTTTGCTGTCTTAATCTTGATAAGGATATCGTTGAGGCTTGCATTAGCAAATGCAACGGGTGGTTCCAGACCTTCGTCGATGGTCTTCATGGTAATCCATGCATCAGTGAATAGCTTGGCAGCCTTGATCTCTGCATCACGTTGATACGATGTGATCTGCTGATTATAGAGATCCTTCTGCTTACCAAGCAGACCATTGATATTAGCACCATCAGTACGAGTATCACTCGTCTGAGCACGCTGGGCTTCAGTCTGCTCGATCATGAGCTTGAGGCTCTGAGGCAAGACGTTATCCAGCTGATACTTGGCAGTGCAGTAAGCCATGCTCTCCGAGGAGATCTTCATCTTCGTCAAGCCGTAAGAGCTCTTCGAGGTGAGAGCTTCGAACTTGGCAGTCGCCAACTGCATCTTGGCAGTCTCGAATGTAAGCTGTGCAGTGAGGGCAGCAAGCTGGGCTTGTTGTGCCTGCCAGAAGGTCAAATCACGCTGCAAGAGGAACTGGACCGATTGGCCCATCGCAACTTGCACGCCGGAGATATAGACCTTGGCATATTCACTGCCTGTGATGCGATTGCCTTTGAACTCCTCCTGAAGATGAGTTCTCATGGCTCGCATCATGACATCGAAAACGCCAGTACCGTCGATGGTTTCAGTGGTCAGATCGGAGTTGCTGACAGGGTTCAGCTTCCGTTTCAGAGCGGTGAGAATATCACCGGGGATCTGAAAACCATCACCATTGAAGTCGATGTTCGGAAGAGAGACATCTTCTCCTGCCAGCAAGCTGGTCAGGAGAGCATTGGCTTCTGTTTCTGCACCACAGGACATCGACGGTACTTTCGTTCTTTGGTTCTGGTTATTCGGCGTTCAGCGAACCGGCAGCAATCTGTGCCGTAGCCAAAGCAGAGAGCTCTGCTTGCGTTAGCGGAGGAAGAACCTCGATAGCAAATTCCTTTGCCATGTCCTTCTTGACTTCCTCGTAACCAGTACGACGGTTCTTGACCACTCGGATGTTCACGAACTGACGACGATCCAGCATCTTGTAGATGCAGTAAGGAACATGCCAACCTTCCTCGGTTGCACCACCAAACGGCACGAACCGCTTGATCGTACCGATATGCTTGTTGGCCACGGTAATGACTTCGCCTTCAAGATCCTTCTTCTTCGGATCCATGCAGGTAATGCGGATACGAACGAGCTTCATCTGTTCGTCGATGAGGTGCTGACGAAGGGTCTTCTTGCCCGTCTTACGAACCGGCTCAGGTGCCTTCGTTTCTGGTTCCGAAGTACCAAGTTCCTTGGTGTCTTCCTGCTCACCATTCTGAAGTGCTACGGCCTTAGCCAGAACCTCGGGGGTGAAGCCCATCTGTTTCAGAACTTCAGCGATATCGATAGGGGTCGGTGCAGCTGGAACCAAAGGAACAGGGGTAGCTGTCTGAGCCGTCTGATCGACCGGGGGAGTGACCTGAGTGAGCTTCTGCTCAGTCGTGGTGTCCTTGGTAGCAGCGATCTCGGCAGCAGCTTCGAAGCCGTTCGGCTCATTGGAAGTGTTCTGAACAACCTCTTCCTCTTCGTTGAGCTCGTCTTCATCGACCTCTTCGATCTCTGCTTCGTCTTCCTCGACTTCTTCCGTCTCTTCCTCTTCAACACCCATCTTCTCATTGATGCGGGTACGAAGGGTCTCAAGACCGATGTTGTTCGAGTAAGGAACGCCAAGCTGATCAGCCCGACGCTTCAGCAATTCCAGTTCCGAAGGGCCTTCAGCCTGTTCGTTGATTTCCATTGAACTCATTCCTCTTAGGTTAGGTCTTCAAATAGAAAGGGGGAGCGAGCAGAACTCACTCCCCCCTTACTAACTCATGTCACCGAGATTAGACCGGTGCAACAGTCTTTACCAGACCGATACGCTCCGGACGCTTGATCAGGATACCATAGTACCACTTGATCGAGCTCAGGCCGGTTTCACCATACGGATCATTACGATCCATGGTTTCCTTGCCCGGCATCTTGGTCATGACGTTGAACTTCACGGTATTACCATCGGTCTGGAAACCAATGGTCGTGAAGCTGTCATCACCAATGCAGAGCATCGGGAACACGTCGTAACGCTCGACACCATTCTTGATCGTCGAACGATAACCGGGGTTGTTATGAACAACTGCACCAGCACCGGCCCAGTTCAGCATCTCAGGAACCTGAATGATACGGAACTTGTCGATGGTGCCGATCTCACCGTTCATCAGCGTACCAGCAGCAGCGTAGTGCTGGATGGCGATGAAGGCAGGGTTGCCGAACATATCACGCATCGAACGCAGGAGAGGAACGAGTTCCGAACCAACGAACAGGACACGAGTGGCACCAATCACCTTGGTATCGATGTTACGCGAACCAGTGATGATGGTGGTCGAAGTCGGCGTGCGGTTATCGGTCAGGATCTGATCCAGACGCATGAGATCCGCATAATCGACCAGCGATGCCGGGATGGCAGGCGTGGCACCAGCAGCGGGAGTGATCTCGCCAGTGATATCATCGTCGTCCATGGCAGCACCGGCGAAGAGCACGACACCAGCAGCATTGACCAGATCGATCTGGAGCACTGCTTCCGTCAGCTGAACGGCACCGTTCATGAGCTCACGGGACAGGTGATCCTTCAGCATGTCGTCCGAGTCGAAGTCGAGGCTTTCCTGAGTGAACTCATAGAAGAAGCCGAACTTGTGGATCGAACCTTCACGCTGAATACGGGTGAAGCCGACACGGTTCACACGTCCACCATTCTCGGTCAGAGCAGGCAGCTTGCCGAGGATGTTACCGATGTCCTTGGACGAACCATAGAGGTTGCCATTGACAGTGGCGACACCATTGGCGTCAATGCCCTGATCGTTGATGTTACGATCGTCCAGCAGAGGAATGTACTCGTAAACCTTGATCGTCTTGCCCATGTTCTTGGGCATGTTCGTCACGTTTGCGAGCGGCATGAAATACTGCTCTTTACGAGCAGTGATGATGGCCTTCTTCAGATAGAAGAAGGTGTTCATCTGGTCAGAGGTAGGTGCATCGACACTCGAACGATGACCATCAGCGGGGGCATTGTAGTTCAACATTGAGGGCTATCCCAGATCTATATGCGGCCTTGGAAGTTGCCAATCTTCTCAAACTCCTCATCACTCATAGCGAGGTAGTTCACTGGAGACTTGGCAGGCTTGGCACTGGTACGCGACGAGGCCGCAGCACCAGCTCGGTCGCTGTTATCCACCTTGGCTTTCGGGATTGCTGCCTTTCGAGCGACCGGAGTGGGGTTCGGCTGTACGACCGTCTTACCACCGGGCTCTTGGCTGCCTTCCGTCTTCCCCGTTGGAACAGTGGCACCGGACTTGGCCAGATGCTCACCAACCGCTTGGTAGGCTCGGATAAACGGCGTTTCGGGAGGGATACTCCCCAATGTCTGCAAGCGAGCTACCTCATTGGCAATGAGATCATAGACCCCTGTTTGCCGCTGTAGGTTGATCGCCTCCATCAAAGAGGGCTCCTTCCACAGCGCGTCCTTACTGGCTTGGTCCCAAGTCGTTCGGATGTGTTGAAGCGTTTCAGTACCACCCTCAGCGGACACAAGGTCTTGAACAGCAGTATTGAAGCTAACTTCGTTATCCGAGACCAGATGACTGCCCTCAACGTAAGTCGGCTCGGATGCAGTATCGATATCCAAAGGATCGATGCCAGCATCCTTAATGATCTTCTTGATGGCTTCGGGGTCTTTCTTACTCACCGCAATGAGTAGATCCAGCTTGCCCTCATCCAACAGATCATTGTTCTGAAGCATAGTTAGCACCTTTCGGTGCGGCTGTATATCCTGCATTTTGCGAGTGTAGTTAGCACCCATCTGCATTAGCTGGATTACTTCTTTAGGATCCTTCAGTTCAATGGTCTTACCATTGGCTTTGAATGGAGCCATTACCAGCTTCTGGAAATCCTCAGCAGAAAGCTGCTCAGGTTCAGCTACTGCTTCAGCCTGTTTTTCTTCTTTGGAACCAACGGGAGATACAGCACCTTTGGACTCCGGAGCTTCTGCTCCTTTCTTGCCCTTCGGTTCTTTGGCCTTGGGTGGTACATCACCACCTTCAGTACCTTCTTTGTCTGACTGCTTATCTCCAGCAGCCTTACCTTCTTTCCCTTCAGTTCCTTCAGCATCAGCACCTTCTTTAGCAGCTGCTTCGCCTTCGTCTTCTTTCGCTTCTTCGCCTTCCTTGGCTTCGTTAGCCTCTTCAGCTTCGTTACCTTCGGCGTTCTGCTCTTCTTCCTGCTGCTCGTTATTCTCTTCAACCTCGGATGCCGGAATACCAGCATCCTCGGGAGAGTTTAGATTGAGGAAGTCCTCATCGGACATAGCCCCAATATCAACAGGTTCTTTGACTTCATCAGCCATTATTCACCAGCCTCCTCGGCTCGTGCAGCAATGAGAGCGTCTTCGACAGCTTCCATGTCACGTTCAGCAGTGTAACCCATCTGAAGGATGACAGCAGTCCAACGCTTGAGATGACCAGCAGCTTGGGCGATTGCCAATGCATCAGCACGTTCGGTTGGGCTCAGCATTGGATCTGCTGATGCCTGAACGTAACGGGCACACTCATCCCGCGAGAAGTCATTGACGATGAGTTCCTTGTACTCAGGGTTCTCAAGGAGCTTCAACATCTTCTGACGCTTACCGGAGAGGAGTCGGGCATTCGCCAGTTGCTCTTCCAGTTGTTTCGCTTCGCTCATTTGGGTCTTAGTCCTTCAGTGGTGTTTAACCGAGATTGACACTCGGATTTAATGCAGGATCAAACTTCGGATCAAAGAAGCGTGATCCCAAAGAAAACCTCGGGTCATTTCCAGCTAGTGCATCTCTAGCCTGTGTATTGTCAACTGGTAGAGTAGCTCGGGGATCATCTTTAGCTGATGATATGGTGTTGTAACCTACAGCAGCGTCGATGTCTGGTTTACTCTCTCCACCATTGGCTTGCTTACGAGACTTCAGCAAAGCCTTAGTGACTTCAAGATCCTGATTGCCTTCTGCCTGACCACGCTGCTTTTCCATTTCACGGGCGTGTTTGGTGCCAGTCTCAGTCTCAACAAAGTCGAGATCCTTGGCATCTTTGTTGGCTTTTGCTTCCTCAGCCTTGGCGTCATTGAGGCGGATCTTAGATTTGACCTCTTCAACTTCAGCTTCGAGCTTGGCAATCTGTAGCTCTTCCATCTTCTGCTGCTCAGGGCTCTTCTGAGGCTTGAAGGACAGAAGCTTCTTAGCCAGTGCAGGCATACGCTTCAGAGTTGCGATCTCAGCAAGGATCATCAGCGTGATGCTGATATCCATGTTATTACCAATAGTCTGAAGCATGAAGGCCAGATCCTGAGCCTTCTGACTGTCAACCTCGGCAGTTGAGATATCGACTTCAAGATCGAAGTTACCGACCAGATCTTCACGCTTCACGGTAACGAACTCTTCGTTCGTTACACGGATCACTTCCTCAGCTGACAGGAACACCGCATTCATAGCGATGATCTTGTTACCGATCTCCATGATGCCCTTCGCCAAACGACGAAGGATAGCCATTTCTCGCTTGGATGCTGCATCGAGAGCACCACGAATACCGGCTGCCACATCACCATAGGTCTCAGATGAGACACCACCTGCAAAGCTCTTCACACCAGTGAGGGCTTCTGCTTCTTGGTTCTGAAGGTTCAGCATGAGCAACCCAGACTGGGGTAACTCGGGATACTTGTGCTCAATCAATCCCTGCTGGGGAGGCACATTAGGATTGAACTCGTAGTCCTCACCGTTGTTGTAACGACGACGGTTAAGAGGATCGAGCATACCCTTAGCCATGCCAGTTTGCCCATTAGCAGACCGACCAAGCAAGTCGATCATGCCTCGGGTGACAGCACCTAGGATAGCTTGGTTATCTTCCAGTAGTTCAGCATCAGGCTCCCCATAGAGCTCACGCTTAACCGGGAGATATGGAACCAAGACAAAAGGGATCTTCTGATCAGGGAACGGGTTCTCTTCCATCCGAATGATGGTGTTACCGATCCAAGTACACACGATGGGCACAAGCTCACCGGTGCCATGGATATCGTAGAAACCCCAATATTCGTAGGCTACAACACGTTTACGCAGAGCATCCTTGAACTGAAAAGTATCAGGAGTGTTGGTGTGATGCTCAGGCTCGGTCATAGGACTTGCCATGTCCCACTGGACACGATCAAGGTTCTTGTACCGGTTCTTATCCTTCAGCAGTTCAGCCTTGTTCGTCTCGAATGAGACGACTGCGAACAGAGCCTTATCGATGTCACCATTGCAGCTAGGATCGATATAGAAGTTCTGAGGATTGAGAACTTCAGCAGTAGGGTGGTTCTCGATGACGTGCTCAACGTCAACTTCCTCGGTGCCTGTCTCTTGAGCTAGAGTGGCTTCACCCGTCTCATCGTAATACTCAAGAGCAGCAACAAGCTCGGGGCTTGCCTTGTCCTTGAAGTCACGAATATCCTGAGAGCGTTGATCCAGAGCCTGCTGGAACATCTGAAGATGTTCAGGATCTGTAATCTTGTAATAGGAATAGACCGGCACGGTCTGCTTGACCATCTGGGTGGAACGCTTCCATCCCAGACGGACAATGCACGTACCCTCGTCCACAGTGGATCGCACGTAGTCATCAATGAATTTGACCCGGTTCAGCTTCGTCTGAAACTGCCAATTGATGACGAGAGCATTCTGCTTCGAAGATTGGTCATCTTCAAAGGTTACAGGCTTTACATTGAAAAGCTTGCTGGTCGAAAGAAAGGGTTCGGTCAAAGCTGAGTAACGCCACTCAGCCTGACGACGAATAAGCTTGGGCTGCACTCGTGAACGGCCCGCAGCCTGTGGAGGTTTTGCCTTTCCACGGACATGCATCAAATCGTTCCAATGAGCGATCTTGTTTACCTGCGTGTCATGAGACTGCTTCGAGATCTCGAAGTCTTCTTTTAGCTGACGAATGTTGGGTTCTTTCTCCCAGTCAGTCAGCTTCTGATCCTGACTCTCGTGGAGTTGGAATTGTACCCGTTCTTCCGTCATCTAAATTTCCATCAATATATTGGCGGTCGCTGTGAGCGTTTGCCTACAACGACCGCACTCATCTATCAAGGTTCGACGCTATTGGTTGGGATGGCTGCCACAGCAGTATCACCCGGCTGCAAAACCACATCAGGAGTAGGGTTAGTAGCCTTAGCCTGCTCCTTGAGAGCATCAGCAAACTTACCGGTATTCACGGTAGCTTGTTCTTCACGAGCATCCGACCGAAACATGGCACCAACGATAAGACCGATAGGCGGTCCCAGCGTCAGCATAGCATCTCGAATGAGATCCTTATTAGCTTCGGGGATAGGCGTCAGAACGAAGCGGTAAACAAGGAAGTAGTATCCGAAGATGAAAGCAGCGCCGATCAACTGACGGATATCAGGCAAGCTGTTCTTGTACGGACGTCGAGAACGGCGTTCTCCGATACGATCCAAGAACTCAAGCAAAGTCATACTCATCTACTTCCCCATCGCTTTAGTCAGACCGGGAATGATATCGATCTGTCTGGCTGATCCCCAATCAGGTGTATAGCTTGGTTTCTTGACGCTGAATACAGTGGCTTTCCCATCAGTCGTCCAGAGCCCATCGAAGAACAACGATGCTTCAAGCTTACGTCGTTTGGTAAGTTCACCGTCATTCAGATAGTGGGTTGTCAGAAATTCCCGTGCAGCTGCATTCTGACCCTTCTTCACCATTCCTACCCATGATGTCTTCAGGATAGCACCAGTGTTGTAATGAAAGCTCAGAGCAGCTGACAGCTGATGCTCATTCAGAGGGAAGCCTGAAAAAGCCTTGAGAACATCAGGCATATAACCCGTCTTGAGCAACCATATATAGATCTCAAGAACACGGTCTAAAGTTTGAGGATTGTCCTTATATCGATCCACATTGTGACCTGATTTATCGGTCACACCGATGCCCCAAGTACCGACACCTTTACTATCCTTGTACCATTCAAACACGATAGCTTCATGTTCGATGATCTCGGATGCACCACGAACTGTGAGGATGTTTGGTGTGCTTGGTTCAACAGGGAACAGGGAACCGCCTATGGCTGGAACCAAAGGAAGGAAGGTCTCCAGCTTATCAAGTGCCAGAGTGTAGGCAGCTTCGGTATTGGGGCCATACCCACCACTTGGATCTTTCAGATAGCCCCACTTACGCAGACGATCTTGGTTAGCTGCCAAACTCATATATTACCTCGTGAACAAAGAGATTATCGTTTCTCTGCTGGAGAATACAGCACCGATAATGAATGCACCAGCTGCCCATAGCCAAGCTCCAAGCTTACCTGCTCCTACGACTTTATGCTTGATCGTGATGAACTCTTCGATGGTTGGTGCTTGTCCATCGAGCTTATTCTGCACAGCATTGAGTGTAACATCCATGCTGGACATCATCTGACGCACAGCCTCGATAGCTTCATACTGGCTCTTACGGGCGCTGCGTGCCTCTTTCGTTTCATCGATCATGAACCGCATATTCTCTTCAATGCGGGCAACTCGAACTTCAACCGACTCAGACATAAGCACCCCAGCATCTAAGGATACAACAAAGAGGGGGCACCCATTTCTGGATACCCCCCGATAACAAGTTTCCTGATATAAATCAGACCGTTTGCGAAGCAGTGCCTCTGTATCACACGGTTCAATTTATTTTTCTACCCTGTTACTCATACTTAGATCGTAATTCCCATGACGCAGATACCAGTACCCGGAGTGACCGTATCAATGCCGTTGGGGCTATAGTATCCGGGTGAACTGATTTTATTCGAGTTCACAGCGGTCTTACGGCCATTTCTGCAAGCACTGATATCGATGCCGGTAGGATCAATAACAGCTGAGGTATGGGTGTCACCCAGAAGATGAATGCCTTCGGAATAACTACCGGGAGCACCTTGAACCCTAGGTTGGACAATAAGCCCAACTGCACCAGTAACACTGATAGCTGCACGCTGACCATTACCGTTGTTGCCATCGTCTCGGATCGAACCACGGAAAGTTGCACCGGGGCAGTTCACATCAATACTGACCGGATATGCAGCACCCTTGATAATGCAACTCTCGGAGAAAATGACATTGTTGGCATTCTTCATCCAGATACCTCTGGTCTTATCACCACCAGAAAGGATCTGAGTGTTATCGAAGGTGATGATACCACCCGTATTCTGAATAAGGATACCTCGGTTCGAACCCTGAGAAGGACTGTTTGGAGCACCCTGATTGAACTGAAGATAGACATTCTGGAACATGATAGCAGTCATGCTGCTCAAGTTCTCAATCAGAATACAACCATCTTCATCACCTTGATCGAAGGTGAGCTTCTCAAATCGAGTATCCCAGTGTCCGACAGCACCCGTACCATTGAGATGCAGGGAACGAGGCACGCCTGAAGTCTCAAAGCCGCTGACAAAAAGATCTGCAAAGTCACCGTCAGCATAGAGACCGACAGCAGGCAGATCCTGCACAGATGCATTGAGAGCGTCACCTCCCATAGTGCCATTAATGTCCTGCATGAAGAGGGAAGCATTCTGACCAGCAAAGCCGGGAAGACTACCACCGATACCACCCGGTCCACCGCCGCCACACCAGTAACCACGGTAGAAGTCATACATACCGTACTTAGCAAAGCGAGTAGCACTTGCCTTGATAACGAAAGAGGCGATGTTCCCATAGAAGTAGTATCCGACAATCGGATTAAACACGAATGGGTACACAAGCTCAAACGACAAGCAATAACGCATATCGAAACCGCGAGGGGCATCGATAGCAGCAGGAGTAGGAATAGGTCCACCTTCCCAGCTGACACCAATATGCTCAACACGGATACGACGGCGGAGATCATTCATGCCGGTTCCACCGACCCGAATAACAGTCTTGGTTCGATCCAACTGAATGATCTGAGTACCAATACCATCTTCGATGGCTGCATTCGTTCCCTGAACTACAGCATGGTGCTTGTTGATCCACCATACGTCATTGATCAGATAAGCTTCACCTTTAAGCTGAGTGATACGAGCAACACCCACGCTCTCATTGAAAGCAAGCAAGTTAAGGGAAGCACGAAGCTTATCGTTGATGTTGTTGCCAGTGTATCCGGAGACAGCACCCCACCACTCAGGTTGGGCAGACCGCCTATCCCACATGCGTTCCCAATAATGACCGCCTAGACCCGAAGCGATATAGATCCCTTCTAGGATATCGCCCGCACACAAGGCATCGACCGCATCCTGAGAAGATCCAGCACGAAGAGTGAAGAACCCAGAGCGTTCTCCTTCCTGCAAGAAGACAGTCTTTCCCGCATCTCCGACGAGAGCTTTAAGCTCCTCTCGCGAATGAATAGTAGAAACCCCATAGGAGTCGAGACCCGGCAAAGCCAAAAGCTGAGGCAGATTATCGTAGATGGTCTGCAAAATATGGAACTGATCACCTAGAAAATGTTCAGTCATACCGCCGCTATTGCAAAACGGATCAGCAATCGTTCGTACAGACATAAGAGGTTCCCTTGGTTCTCAAACCAGTGCTTATCAGCAGAAGCCACGCTTTTCCAGCTTGCGGTTGGTATTGATCTCACTCGGACCTACCAGATTTTCCTGAGCAACTTCAGCACAAGATGCTTGGAACTTCGCCTCAAAAGCTTGAGCTTGAGTGCTATATTCCTGTCCAGACATCGACGTAAAAAAGTTTGCTGCGATCTTCTGACGTAGAGCAGTCTTCAAAGCCAGAGGCACATCAACTTGCTGAGCCAACATGATGGCTTCGTTGACACCATCATAAGTCAGGACTGGATGAGATGCTCGATAGGTAATGAAGTAAGGATCACCATCTTTGGGATGCGTAAGCTGGAGCACATCCACTGTAGGAGTGAAGACAGAGTTACACTTGTCAGCATCATTGACTGGTAGCAATGCACCACAGCTATCATTCACAGCAGTGATATGGATCAGATCACCGATAAAGGGATCTGATGGCGTGTCGATGATGAACTTGGTTACGTTAGGCGTACCATCTGTACGAGCGTGTTTCCTCTTCAAAGGATACTTGCTCTTACCTGTGATAGCCTGAACTATGAGTTCCTTCTCGCTGAGAAGGAAACGCTTATGGAGTTCCAGCAAAGCTTCATTCGTCGATGTGACAAAGCGAGCTTGGCTTTCCTCTTGGATCTTACCCGATGCTTCCTCACTCAGACTAAGGTTGGCAAACTCGATGAAAGAGAGTTCAGTAAACAGTTCACCTAGAAGCATAACGTAAAACCCTTACACAATGTACGAGGACAAAGGACTGAGACGGACGTTTGCCTCATGCCTATCCCATACGTCTATCTCATCTGGTGTAGCAGCTTCTGACATCGAAGGCTTCCACGGTTTCAGATAGGCCAACATCGAGATCGTATCGATGCAGTCATCCTTGCCCTTGATGCCTGACTGCGTGACCAGTCTCAGCTGACCCAAGAACAATCCCATTATGGGAGAGACCTTCATCTGCTCTGGCCAGTAGACCTTGCCCATCTTGAACCAAGGAACAACCAGATTGAACCGGGACAGCTTATCCGTAAGCGGCCTGATGCCGGGAGTTCCTGACTTTTCAGAGCTCGCAAAGTTGAACCAGATATTCCGATCCATCATCTCTTTTTGTAGCCACTGGATAAAAGCACCCTGCTGACCTGTGACCTCAACACCTACAGACTGAGGTTTATAGAACTGAACCAAACGAAACAGATCATCAATGGACTTGTCCATGGTCTGCCTAGCACAGACACCATCAACCCAGAACCAATCTCCGTTGGCATTGTATGCCCAGACAGAGATCACACTATAGTCAGCCGTCTGCTTTGCCGAGGTAGCAAAGTCAGTGGTGATGTAGAAGTTGAAGGATCCTCGCCTCTCCAGAAGATTGATACGATCGTACCAACGGATCTCGCTATCCTGAACGAGACGTTCTTCATCAGAGGTAATGCGAAGCATGAGCTCCTGCATGAATGCAGATAGCTTACCTGTCTTCACTGCAAGTTCGTACTGTGCTTGCACATACTCGAACGTGAAGCGATCTTCCCATGCACCAACGAACTCGTGTTCTTCACAAGGGAACCGTTCACACACAGGCCAGACGTTCACATCCCATGCACCAGACTCGACCGCTTCGATAAGGATGTCTTCCTTATCAAAGGGCGTACCGTTGAAGATGACCTTGCGTCGGGTTGGATCGAGAGCGTGGTTCACACCCTTGTAGACCGTATCCTTGATAGCGATCATGGATGCTTTTGACTTTGCATCATCATCAGACACAAGGTCATCGAGCACACACAGCACCGGTCGCTTACCGAAGATCTTTGTACCACGAATACCTGTTTTGGCACCGAACATCTTCAGTCCGAACCTGTGGCCAACTAGGTTGGTGAACTCAATGTATGCATCAGTGAAGATGTACTTGGGCAGCCACTTCTGAAGGAAGGGGCTGTTATGATACCGGTACTCCATATTCTTACGGAGTGATTTCACACCGTTGTCCATGGAGTCGGACACATAGATAGCTCCGGTAACATCACCCAATCCGGGGATCTCACCGAAGACAGCCACATACAGGAAGAAGTATTCTGCAAAGAGCGTGGTCTTTGCTGCACCACGGAAGCAGAGGTTGGCAATGTAGGACGATGGTGACGTTACCTTGTCCAGCATTGCGAGGTGAACGGGAGGAGTCTTATGGCTCTCGCCTTCCTCGCCATTCACCAGTTTGATGAAGTTCATGAAGTTCAAAGCGAACACACTGGGCTTGAACTCCGGAGAGTTTAGCATGGTGTAATCGACTTGATCCAACCATTCATCAAGCTCTTGTTTAATCAGAGGCATCTATCTGTTCGATCACTGGTTTACCAAATAGTGGCTGGGCTGCCACATCTTTGGTTGTAAATCCAGCATCAATAATTTTCAGCTGCTGTTCTGCAAGGTCCGTCATCATAGTCTTCATCGCATCCATCTCAGCATTGTTGTTGATCTGGATAGCTACAACGGGTGCTGTTTCCTTGGGCTTTGCCAGATGCGTGAGGATAGAATTGGCTGCATCACTACGCACCTTTTCTGAGGTAGCATTCTGCATCAGTTCCGTCTGCACCATGATCGCTTTGTGATACACGTCTTGATACAAGACGTGGACCGGGATCAGTGCCTTCTCCATGATGAGATTGACTAGCTTACCCTTGTGGTAAGCGGACACGTAAGCAGCGATGTCTTTGCTGGAAGTCCCAGCAGCTACGAGGTTCTGATACCTCATAGGGAATGTACGAATGTAGGCTTCTTGGTTGTTATAACCCATCAGCTTGTACGTCACATAATGGATCGCATCGATATAGCTTGAGGTCTTAAACTTACCTTCGGTCAGCACATTAGCGAACGTGACGAAGTGATCTCGTACATGCTCTGCTACCTCAGGATCGGTCGATACGTTGTTGATCGCATCAACGAGCTCCTGCGTTGCAGAGGTTTTCAGGTTTGCAGGAAGGGCTGCTGCCACGTCTTCCTTGGTAAGCATAAGTGCCTCTTGAATTAGAAGAAGGCCGGGTAGTTCATACCCGGCCAGAGAGAGTTAGGCGTAAAGGTTGTAGCTCTTCTCGAAAACATCCTTAGGCGACCAGCTGATATATCCGGCATAACCTTGGACATTACGAGCACCACCATCGGCGTACTCCACCAAGTAACCTTCGTCTTCACCGTTCTCATCAGCAGGAAGTTCCCAACTACGGAGGACATTGTATGCCTCTCGCGTCATGGGCTCGGCATGTACTGCCTTGGTTCCGATGTAGGTCTTCATACTCGGAAGGCTCGGGCGAGTACCTGTTTCGATAAGGGCAACCTTGTTCTTGAGTTCGTAACCCAGCAGTGGCCAGATCTTACCCTCGGCTTGCTTGCGAGCGAGACGCTCACCAACATCCTGCATGAAGTTGGCCGGATCAGCACAGGCACTTTCACCAGTGACAGTGAAGCCATTCTCCAGATCCAGAACGCACAGAGTCAGCAAGCCATGCTGATAGAATGTCTCGTTCACAATCTTGGAGAGCAACTCCTCATAGGTGACACGAGGACGGACAGAGCGTTCGATAAGCTCAGCTTCAGTAACCAACATATTCATAATCCTTCTACAATATATCCAGAGGATCAGCCTTCAGTGTAAGGCTTCACACTGCCGAGGCTAACTTCAAGGATCCGCCAGTCATCAGCCAAAGCATCAGTCTGTGAGCAGAGCCAAGGAACGACCTCACCTGTTGCTGTCTTCATGGCGATGTATGCTGCGTATGGAACCAAGGCATCGGGACCGAAGAACTTCTTAGCCACCCCAGTCTGTGCTGGATAACCAACCTCTGGTGCAGGAACTAGATAAAGGAACATACCCTTACCATTCCAACCAGAGCGAGCAACGGCCTCGCCTTGCTTCATCATCTCAAGAGCACTGCCGTAATCCATATCAAAGTTCCTTTCGCTTCTCTGAAGGTGCATCCTTCAGGATCTCATCCAATGCCGGGATAGGATTGCTAGGCTCAGTCATGATCTTGATGTCCTTGCACCAGAGCCGTGCTTCATCGAGCTTGGTCAGCACCATGCTACGTTCCCGACCGGCAGGCAGTCGATCATTCACGAGCACAGCAGCCTCGGCAATCTTGAGCAGTACGCTCTCCATTATCGTGAACCCTTTTCGATAAACTCGATAATCTTTTCAGCTGCCCGGATAAGATTATCGGATGAGGTCTCGCCTAAGATCTGAGCAGCGATCTTCAAAGCTTCCAGCCTGACTGTCGTTTCGCGATCCATCATGTTCTCCTTTTTGCCGTCTTGGCTTTTAGACCATAGGCTGTATATAGCCTCTCCACAAGCTACCCAATGCGGGCTGATCCACTTCGAATATAGAAGGAAGGAAATGGGGGAGTTATGCCTTTGAACCAAAGGGAAAAGCACATCATAACAACTCTATTGACACACCATCTGTGTCTCGATTATCACATGCATACCGCTTCGGTGGTACGTGCTGGATGAACTCCTTGCGGTGTTCGGCTTGCGTCATGACCCCAGTAGCTAGTGGGAATATAACTGCTACAGTTGGAGAAGCCCGACCTTTCTCCTGTATAGGGATTTGCCGATCTTTATATGGGGGCCTGCTCCGAGCAGTGGGTATGAGACCAACAACAGGAACCGGGGATTGAGCTTGCTCTCCCCGGTTTTTTCTTGCCTATTATTTTACCCCCAACATATATGAGGATTAACCAATGAAATGGTCATATTTTTTCGGTCTTCTAACCCTGATTAACTTAATCTCTGCATTCATGCCCGGCTCATTTGGAGAGCAAGCTTTCTCTTGCTTCCTGACAACTCTCTGTCTGAAGTGGACTGTTGATGCTCGCAAAGAAGAGCAACGAGCATGAACCGTATCATCGGTATGCATATCGTTGAGGCTAGAGAGTTCCTCTATTGGAACCAAGGAAAGGAACTGGTCTCTCTTACAGCTAATCCCAGAAGATATAACACAACACTGAGATCAACTGTAGAGTGCTACATCGATAGCCACTGTAGAGTGGTAGAGGTCTTACCCACAACATAGCCGCTATATATAGTGGACATGCTAAATATTTTCATAGTTGTGTCCTACAGCAGTGAACACAGGGGAGCACACTCCCCTTAACACAAGTACCCCCCGGTACTTGGAACACATGAACACATGGGTGTACCCCTGCTTATGTCATGCAGCTTCGCTGCTTATGGGTAATGTTGCCCATATAAAGGAGGACGTATGTCCACTCTGAAGCTGGCTCTTGGTTCTACCTTCACTGCTGTTACTGATACCATGAATGGTGTCGGTACTACTGTGAAGGCTGTGTCAAAGGGTGCTAATGCACTCAATGACTATGTGGATCAGCTGCGTTTCAAGCAGACCACAGACTACGCTCTTGAGCGTAAGGTCTATAAGTCTGTTGCTGAAAAGAAAGCAGCAGAGAAAATCCTTCGTGAAGAAGAACGTCTCATTGATTGGATCAATGAACGTGAAGATCGCAAGGATAACTTCGAGAAGTTGCTGAAAGAACTTCAAGCAGAATAATCTCTACCCTGACCGAAAGGTCAGGGAAAATTTCATAGATAGATAATCTCCCTAAATACAGAATATATCTAGGGGGAAGAATATATCTAGGAAGAAAATCCTCCGGACACGGCAATGTCCGGGGGAAATATCTGTCCAGTCATCTGGATAAATATCTCCCAAACAAATCAAAGGAATATCTTATGCTGATTAAGCTCTGGAATATCTTTGATAACGGTCCAGACGACCAATCTTTCTTATTAATTATGGACTCATCCAAATTCACATTGGTGTCTGCAATGTATCTCGTGGACATGGGTTATCGTTTCGAGATCCTATCCTCTTAAATCAGGAGAATAATCATGCTCACTGCAATTCGTATCAGCCTACTCATGTGGGCTGTCATCATCGGAGCAGCAGTTTATCTCTGCCTATAACCATTTCTATGGTGTCCACTGGGCTCAGTCCCAGTGGTATCTCTAGC